TTATCAAGGTAGATCCAACTTGCACACCACGCTTCATGATTAACTTGAGAGCTGGCTTAGTTGGATCTACCTTGATAAATACTGCTTCGCCTTCTTTTAACTTTTTAGAACGCACAATTTGAACACCCAATACGTCAAGATATGTGCCGTTGATTAATTGATTGGCGCCCACTTCTGAACCAAGCTTTTGTGCCATAGCATCTTTACGAACCTTAGCTGCGTCCTTAGGGCTCATAATTGCTACTACTACCTTGTCATCTTCATCATCAAAGATATCAAGTGCGGCTTGAATGCCATCAACTGTTGGATCGAACGTGATTGTTTGAGTTGCTGTCTTAGCAGCTGCCAATACGTCGTCATCAACCTTATTGGCAAGTGACAAACCTAATTGACGAGTAGATTCACCAAGTGGGTCTCCATATCCTGAAAGTACTGCTTCATCAGTAATAGAAGTCCCTTTAGCAGCCTTTTTAATAGTCGCTTCTTGCGTTTCCGTTCCTAATTTATCAAGCGGAATAGCTTCACCTTCGCCAATATCTTGTGCATCGCCGATGTAGGTAAACTTAGGAAACTTCAATGTTGTCCCTGGTTGACCTTGCAGAGTAGTATCTACATTTGCTAATGGTGAAAAACGAAGTGCCTTCTGTAATTCATAGGACACAATCGGTGCTAATACCTCTGGGTTTGTTAAATCTGCAATTTTTGTTGGGGCTGTATCTGCCATTATTTAATTCCTCCTGTTAATTTATTAAACTTGTCGGGATCGTTTGCAAGTAGTTGAACCTTTTCAGCTAAAGTCATTTGGTCAAAATCTTTTGTCGAAACCTTAGCTGATTTCTTGCCACTGATTCGTGGTGTCGATCCTTTCATAAACTCTTTTCTAGTGTCTTCCTTGATATTGTTAATCAAGTCTGTCAACGCCTTTACATTCTCGTAAATAGCGTCATTATCAGTACCATTGCCTACTACCATGTTAAGGACGTCATCACTCACTACTAAGCCTTGGTCTTTGAAAACTGCATTAGTTTCATTAATAGCTTTAGTACGAGCAATTTCAGCTTTTAACTTAGCAATCTCATTATCCTTTTCGGTTTCTTCCTTTGACTTTTTATCGTCGGAAGCGAGCTCCTTAATTGATTTTCGTCCGGACTTTAAATCATCAAGTAGTTGAGATTGTTCCTCGTACTTCTGTTTCAAGTCATGGTTTTCAGCTGTTTTAGAATCTAGACGCTTCTTGAGCTTATCAACGGTTTTATCGCCATCGATATTCTCGTTTTTGCCATTTTCTTCTTCGTTTTCCTCTTGTTGTCCTTGAACATCTTCCGAGCTAGCTTCGGTATCTGTACTAGGGTCAAGGTTATCATTAGTAGCATCACCACTATCATCTGATTGTTCAGCGAAGAATTGTAAGTTCATTGGTAATTTTTCTTCTAGTTCCATAACAATTTCTCCTTTGCTCGCATTTAAAGCCTTGGGAGGCTACTCAGTTGTTCTTTAAAGCCTGCAAACAGGAAAAAGGCAATAAAAAAGCGGTGACCGTAATTAGTCATCGCTATTAGTTTTGTCGTGCCAAGCCGAAATGCTGCATCTACAATTTGGATGCACGGGCAAGTCCGGTACATCATCAACTGAATATACACCGTCGTTTCGAGATACAATCTCAAGGCACACTTTACAAGCAGACGGTTCTGCATGCCATTTGCACGACTTGATATGGTACTTCTTAAAGCTTCGTAACTGTGCCTGTGTCTGTACCCTAGCTGATTCAGTCCGTGCTAGTCGTTCGGTTACGTATCTGGCGTTGTTGACCTCTGCTTTGAGATAAGGCTTCAAATCTCTGGCAATCACCTTAGGATTCAATCCTTGTACCATCTGTTTAGTTAGCAGTTGGTCTAATTTAGCTTTAAAAATGTCGCTATTAGCCCATAAACGTTCACTAAAATTAGCATTACCTGTAGACGCCATTACAATGCTAGACGTTTCAGCCACTTTAACTGCTCCAGCTGAATCGGATAAGATACCAGCCTGCCGTTTTAACTCGTCTACATACTCATCGTTAAGTCGGTCAGTCATTGCACTGTAAATATCCATGTTAGTGTCAATCATTTCTAAACCTATCTGGGCTTTGAGCATCTCTAAACGATTAATGCGCATTGTAGCATTGTACAAGCGTAATCGAGTGTTGACTTCGTCTGAAAAGTCGGCATATTCCACTTTGCCTTTCCTTTTGAAGATATCTCTCGCTTTTGCTACCAGCTTCTTGGCTTGGTTAGAAAATGCCTTAACATCTTCTTGAGCAACTTTCTTCCGCGCTTCGGCAAGCGTGTAGCCTTCCCGCTTAGCATACCGGGTGTACTGCTCGCTGATGTCCTTGTTAATGCCATCTAGCAACGTGTCGTAATGCTCCTGGAGAAACCTATCGAAGTCTTTATCAGTTTTGATGTTGGATTCAATCCACTTGCGTTCCTCTGCCTCGCGCTTCTGCCAGTATTGCCTAGTCTTCTTGTTCAGTTGTTTCTGGCTCATTACCTACACCAGCTTTCTGTTGGTCGGTTAGATTACTGGTTGCGTCCAGCGAATTCTTGATATTCTCCGCCTGTTCCTTTTGCATCCGTGTAATCTCGTCCTTAGCATCATCAACGAACGGCAATGTAGAGAGCTGTGTTTCCTTACTTACAATGCCCTCAAGTGACTTCGCTGTATTAGCCGCATCCGCCATGTTAACTGGTAGATTGCGGTTAAATTGAAAACTAAGGTTCTGCCACTCATCCGCTTTACTTTCTTGGAGTACTGTGCCAGCGCTAAATATAAGCTTGTAGAGTTTGCGTAACGATTGTGTAAACTTTCGTTCCTTGTTCATAGCCAAGTTCTTCATAGGTAAAAGCTTGTACTCCAGCGCTACTCCCGAACTGTTGCCAGCAAAAGCTTCATCGTTCATATTTGCCACCATACTAATCTGATAGATCATATTGGTTAGCCGGTCGAGTAGGTGCTCTTGCATTGCGTCGCCGTCTGGCTTGTCAAGAAACCCAATCTTAGCATCAACAGAAGCCGCATCACCCGAATAGATAATTTGGTTGCCTTCTAAATCAAACAACGGCTTACCGTCCTTATCTTCTGGTAGCTCCGCCCCGAACACGTACATATATGTGTTGTCGAAGTATTCGTTTTGGTTAGCCTTCTGACTTAACGTATTATCTAGCACATTGATTAGCGTTTCGACGTTGTCAATGATGCCCTGCCGTTCTTCATTCTGGAAGAACTCAACTGCAGGTACTGCCTTGTAAGGATTAACCTTGCCGTCTTTCATCTTGAACGAATCCGTTAGGTCATAGATAGCTTCGTCGGTGATAACTGTGCCGTGCAGTTCATTGTTGATGTAATAGTAGTTGACGAATGCGAGCGGGTTCATATCGACCGTGTCATCGTAGATAATGAACGCTGAAATCGGGCTGGCATACTGAACACACGTTTCGCTATCCTCATTCTGATACAAAAAAGCAATCGAACGACCATAGATGTCTACCTGACGGCTAATCTCTGATAGCTTGTCTTGTAGCGAGTTAGTGTCATTCCATTGCTTCAATTTCGCGTTGTCAGTTTCATCATCTAATGTAATCTTTGGCGGATTACCAATAAAGAAACCATTGAACGTTTCAACGATGTAATGCGCCATATTACCGACTAACCGATTGTCTGGACGGTTGCCGCGGTGTGTATCCTTATGCAGGATATCATGATCACCAATGTACTCTTTGCGTAGCTCCTTATAATGGTTAGCAATGTACATATGCTGGATAATAAAGCTCTCAACAGCTTCACCGGTCAGCTCTTTATCAGCTGGATACACTAGTGAGTTGTTGTCTGTTACATATACATCTTCGCTTAAGCTCTGAATTGCGATCACCTCCTAAATATAATTGTTTCTGATTACCTTAACTTCTTTACGTCTAATTACCATGTAGACGAAGTACCGCATTGCGTCCATGGCATGGTCATGCTCTTTGACCACCTTATCTTCGCCCCGATTAGATGCCTTCTCGTCCCAAACGTATGAAGCAAGTTCTTTGAAGACATTCTTCAAGTTAGGCGTGAATTTAATTAGTCCGTTGTTCATCGCTGATTGTGTCTCGCGTATCCCATTCAGCACGTCATTATTAGCACGGATAATACGGTAATGCCTGCTCCGTAACACAGCAATAAATGAAGCCGCTGAAGGGTCAATAATGATTTTTGCATTTAAATCACCAACAAATTTATCCAAGTCATCGGCATACTGGTCATCGGTTTTTTGACGCGAGCTGTGCCGTCCGTCATAGTAGTATTCTTTTAAGCAGTACCATACACCATCAAAAAAGCCCCACAGTAGAAATACCGTAGGGTTCTGGGTTCCGTAATCAATCGACACATAGTATTTAGCACACCGTTCTGGTGGCTTATCAACGACCATTGTGTCACGGTTAAAGTTATCATAGATAACGCCCTCGGACATTACCCATAGACCTAATATATAGCGCTGATAGAACACACCAGAGTAGTTACGCTTGTATCGGTCGATAACGTCTTCGGTTAATGAGGGATTATCCTCCATTCGAAAATGAATCCGTAACGCGCGCTTACCTTTCAGGTCATCAATCCAGTTAAGCTTAAACCAGTGATATGGACCTTCGGGATTCATATTGAACCAGTACTTACCACCAGACACAGACACACGAGCCGTTGCCTGATTAACGAACGATTGGGGCATCAATGCCACTTCGTCAAAAAAGAATCCTGCAGCAGTCAACCCTTGTACCAGGTCTTGGCTAGCTTCGTCTTTTCCACCGAAAATAAAAAAGTAATTGGCCTTACCATTCTTGACAACTTCAAACATGTTGTCGGTTCGGTGATCAATTACTTTGTAGCCTCTGCCAATTAACATTTGTTTCAACGGACGTAGTACGTTGCGTCTGAACGATCCAATAGTTTTACCTGCCATTCCTAACTGTTGCCCGTCAAACGTGTGCATCGCCCACATTACGTAAGACAGCGACATAATAACCGTCTTACCCGCACGAACCGAGCCATCACAAATTATGGCTTCGTTATCCTTGGTGCTAGGATTAACCCACCAGGTCAACACTTGCAATTGTTTTTTGGAGAATGGAGTAAAGTGGAACACGTTAGTTTTGAGCTTCATTATCATCACCCCATACATTTTTGGCACTGTTCTTCAACGCTCTAATAAATCCATCGTTATCATCTGCACCGGATTCTGGTTCAAGTTCCTTAGCTCGCGCTTCGGCGATATCAGCTTCCGCATTAGCCTTGCGAACTTTAGCCTTATCCAGTTCAACGTTGCTATTAACAGTCCCATATCCTGCCATATTAAGGATTGTCTGTGTGGCTTGTAACTGGACCATATCCGACTTAGAATTTAACGCCAATTCATTAAGATGTTTAATTGCATCCGGCACATAAGAATCAAGCGCAATTTTGCGATATTCTTGTTGTGCTTGCTGGAATAATGGGTCTTTCTTCCACTTACTTAACGTTGCTCTGGATCGGTTGACAGACTTCGCGATTTGTTCGTCAGTTAGCTCATCTTCAAACAGCAATATAACGGCTTTTCTATGCCTTTCATCTAATGAATCAAACGCTTCATTTTGTCTACTTTTGTCTACCATTACATGTCACCACACCTCCTTAGGTTTATTAAAAAAAGCCCATTTGCACGGGCTTTCTCCTTATTCGTCTGCTTTTTTTACTAGTCCCCCGACAATTAGACATATTCTATTTACAGCGTCTTCAGTCAGTGGGGTTGAAAATTTGCTAATATCTCCAAAATTAACGCATTGTCTTCTTCTGACTTCATCTAATTTGGTAACAATTCTCCACTCTCTTTGCTCTTTAAATCTTTCATCCTTATAAAAAGGAATCATGGCGTACGGTACGCCTTTTTGCTGAGCGTTCACAAATTCATGAAGACTGTTTTTATAGTAATTCACGCGCCCGTAGCTCTTTTGTTTAGTTGTATCCTTATCTAATACATTACATAGTTCGCGTATATTAATCAAAACAGGAATTCTATGATTAGTATTAAATTTTTTAAAATATTCTTGCACAGACTTCTTCAACGCAAAAACAGTTTCGCCATCTTCTTTATTTTCACTATCAATAACCATATCATCCATTGAAATATAAAAGAAGCTTGCACATCCTATTCTTCCTTTATCATTTTCTTCCAGCTCTGTTTGTATTGTCGCTGCGCTCTTGAATTCCGTGATAATTTCTCCAGTATTGGGCACAAACATCTTAAATTTAGTACTTTTTGGCAAGTGTATCTTATAAGATCCTTCTTTTTCATCTGCAATAAATCCATCATTGTCTTCATTAGCCTTATCTTTGAAAAAACTCAAGGGTGAAAAA